GACATAGGTGGTTGACGGGTGCTCGGCCTTGACCTGACCCATCTTCCAGCCCGCCGGCAGTGTGAGCATCGCCCGCATTTCGAGCTCGATCAGCCCGAGGGCATCGACGTCATCGGCCTCTTCCGCGGCGGCCGCGTCGGTATACATCACGCCGGCGAACTCGGCGGCGGTTTCGGCGGCGGCGATCGTGGCGAGCGTGAACCGGCGCAGTTGAGCGAACAGCGGCAGTGCCGGCGTCACTTCCGGGATGCCGCGGCGCTGGCCCGGGCGATCCTCGCGGAAGTAGTGCAGGACCTGGTCGGCGGGGACTCGGTCCGCGCTGAACTCGGTCGACGTCGCGTGATCGCTCCCGGGATGGTCGTTCAGCACGTGGTAGTGCGTGGCATTCTCGTCGGCGTCGAACTCGATGCCGTCGATGTGCCGAGGATTGAGCGTCGGCGCCGGCGTGGTGACCTGGTCGGCTTCGATCAGCCGCAGATCGAGCTTTACTGCGTGCGCAAGACGCTCGTTCGTGATCGAGAGCGCGAACGCTTCGCCGTCGACCGCCTTGCTCATCCGCATCGTGCGCAGCTTGCGGCCGAGGCCGATGGCGCGAGCCCACGTGTTGAACGCCGTTTCCAGTTGCCGGTTCTTTTCCCGATCGGGCGTCGAGATCTTGAGCCGCGGACCGACGCCAACGGTGTCGAACGCCAGCGCGAGCACCAGGCCCTTACCGAAACTGTTCGACTCGTGAAACTCGTAGCGCGCACGCGATCGCAATTGCCGCCGCACTTCGGCGCGAGCGGCGGCTGCCGGCGAGAGATAATCGGCGTTGGCCCAATGCCGACGGCTGTCCTCGCTGCGGACCGCGGCGTCATACTTCGCCTGCAGCGCCTCGCGCCGTCGCTGCCGAGCCCGTGCGCGCATGGGATTCTGCAGCGGCGTCTTGCCGTCGACGTCGACGAGCATCGATCGTGTGGCGGTGGCGCTCATACAGTGCCTGGCGGAACAAACTTGGAAATGTTCAGCCCGCGCTTGGCTCCCTTGACGGCGGCTTTGCTGGCCCGATACTTGTCGGCCGCGATCTGATCGCCGATGCTGTGCTGCTCGACGGTCGAACCGTCGATCGTGACCCGCTTCGGGTCGGCGGCGTTCTCAGCGATCTTCTCCGGTGTCAGTTCGTCGGCCATGACTTTCCTCAGTCAGAAGGCTCGACAATACGCGCGGGCCGCGGCCGCGATGAGACCAATCGAGAGCGCTGGGAGATTTCGTTCCACAGGTGGAATCAGGGCTCACCGGCGACGCGTTCGACCGTCAAGAATCGACGGCCGCAGTTGCGACACTCGCGCTTGCGAATGCGTCGGCCTTTTCCGCGCTGCCGGGTGTAGACCACGCGGAGATGTTGTCCCTCGCAGTCAGGACAGCGGATGCCCTCTTGCACCTGATCGGTTTGCTTGTCGTTGCTCATAACCGCTTCCTCGCGCGCATCTGTCCGAGGGTGAGCTTCTTTTTCTTCCGTGTCGTGGCGACGTCGCCGGCGAGAACCTCCTCCAGCGTCACGCCTTCGATCGACGCGCCGACGGACGCGCCGACGATGCAATCGAGGAGGTGGTTGTCGCGGCCAGGCTTCGCATGCCATTCCTGGCAGTGGCGTCCCTGGCCGAAGGTGTCCGTGGGCGACTCGGCGTCGAGGTGCTCGCCGATCATCCGATGATCCACAGGCGTGCCTTCGAAGAGGGACAACGAACCGCGCTCCCCGATCGGCGTGGCGAGCCGCGCGTGGAAGAAGGTTTTCCAGCGATTGGAGTCGAACAGCACGTGACGAACGGACCGCTGACGCTTCACCAGCGGAATGATCCAATCTTCGCCCGTCTTCTCGCCCGGCTTCCGCTTGTATTCCGACATCGGCTTGCGGCCGGCCGTGATGCCGCGGCCGAACGACGGCAGGATCCGTGCGCTGCCGGCGTGCTCCCGCGCGAACTTGAACACGACGGACGTCTTGTAGCCGGCGTCGATCAACAAGCGGTCGATCTGTAGCTCCGCCCCGTCGTCGCGCTTCCAGCGGCGCTCGAGCAGCGGACCGACGAGCAGATCAAGACCCTTGCGAAGCCGCGCCTCAATCGAGGCGCCGAGTTGCACGCCCTCATGCTCGATGTTGGCCAGCGTGTAGCGGGCGCTGGCCAGCGTGAAATATCTCAGCCCCTGGTCAGGGAAGCTGCCATAGTCGAGCACGTAGCCCGTGAAGTTGGACTCCCACGCAACGACCATCCAGTAGAGCAACGTCGCCTGGCAGTCGATCATGGCGGTGATCGTCGTCGCGGTGATCGGTACGATGCCGCGCTTGTAGCCCGAGACCTTGCGCGCGATCGCATCCGCATCGAGCCGCTGCTCGCCGGCGGCGGCCGTCGGATCCTCCGGTTCGTTCTGATACTCGGCGGCGAACGTAACCGGGTCGCGGATCCGCAGCCGCATCGCGTTCTCGATCGCGCTCTCTTCGTCGTCGTTGAAGCGCGCGGGCCAGGCGGCAGCCGCTCCTTCGTCCATCGCCGCGCGATTGGCGCAGTAGAATTCCCGAGCCGCGGAAGTGCCCTGGGCTGACTGGATCCCTTCGATCAGGATGCCGGCGTATTTGTCCCAGAGTTCGAGGTTCGTCGGCAGCGATCGCAACATCTGCGTACGCTCCGACTGCCACAGCGGGTTGCGTTTCGAATCGAGGAAGCGGCTGGCGAGATCTCCGCGGGCGATGACCGTGCACGGCATGATGGCCGCGATCTGCTCGCCGGGCCCGGCGAGTCCGAGTACTGCGCCGTTGACGGTCGATTCGCGCGCGTTGGTCTGCCCGAGTGACCGGGCTGATTCTTCCGTCTGCGGGTCGTCGACGATCGCCAGGTCGGGCCGCAGCGTCTCGCCGCTGGGGAGCGTCAGCTTCTGCCCGCGGATTCGTCCCGTGATTCCGGTGCACGTGATCACGGCGCCGCTCGACGGGCTGCCGGCGACGGTGGGCAGGACGATCTTCTCCGCCTCCCAAGTGATTCGCGTGCGTTCGCCTCCCAGCAGTTGGCCGCGACAGCGGGCGGTGATGCCCTCGAGCCGACGAATCGCGTGGCACAATTCCGGAAAGTCGGCCAGCAAATAATCGTTGCTCTCGAGTTCGACCTTCAGCGAGGCAAGCAGCTCCTTGGCCGCGCCCTTCTCAGCGGCCACGATCGCCACGAAGTGGCGGTGGCCATATGCCAGCGCCCAGATAGCCGCCCCTTCGGTCAGCGTCGTCTTCCCGCTGCCGCGCGGCATGGCGACGGCGAACTGTCCGCCCCCGAGCACGGCCGTCTCGATCCGCGCGATCACCCGTAGATGATCCTCGCCCCACGCCAGGCTGAAGCGTTCGGGCAGGTACAACTCGCAGAAGCGGCGGAGGTCCCGCGCGGCGGAGGCCTTCCGCTTGACGTCGACCACCTCGGGCAATGGCCCAATCTCCCGTCCCGCCTGGCTGCGTTCCTGTGATCGCCGCGCGGCTTCCGTCTTGTGGTGTGCGTAGGCTTCCTGCTTGCGGAACTCGGCGTCGAGGTCCGGGTCGTCGGCGCGGTCGAGACTGCCGATCTGCTGATCGAGCACCCATTCCAACCAGGCGTCGACGTTGACGGTCCGTCCCTCGAGTCGGGCGGCGTGTCGATGACGGCGGAGTTCGCGATCGCTGAGAATATCGCGACCGGCCGCCTGGTTCACGGCGCGCACAAGATCGGTCGGCCGTGTGGCGGTGAAGTCGTCGAGCGAGTCGTGCGCCAGTACAGTTTCGAGCGTCTCACCCTTGGCCCGGGCTAGCGACCAGGCGGCGAGCGCAACCAGGTCGATCGAGCCGTCGGCATTTTTCGGGGCGCCCTCTGCCAGCAGCGCCCGCAGTGTGGCGTCGGGCAGACCGAGTCGCTTGGCCGCTTGCCGCTGCGAGACTCGGTCGCGTCGCCTGGCCATCGATGGGGTGCCCCGGGGACCGGCAAACCGGCAGAAACAAACAAAGACTGGCCCCTAAGTCGACCCCCTTCCGGGCTGTCAGGAGCGCCCGGCGCGCCGGGAGAACCTAGAAGCCGGGGGGGTGCTTTGACTACGACACGCAGGGCAAAACGATGCCCTGTGCATCACGCTGACGTCGAATGAGGTGCTGAAGCCGTTCGAGTTGCTGCTCTTCCGGGAGCGACTCGAGCGCGTCGCCGAATTCCTCGATCTCTTGAGCATGCGCGAGTTGGTGCGCTGCCAACTCGTCGGCGTAAGGCTGCAGCTGCTTCAGATCGGCCATGCTGACACCCCTTCGAAGAATCCATCCGCTGTGCTTTTAGGCTGACGCTTGAGCTTCTTCAGGCGGATGAAATAGCGGAAGGCATGGCGTGCAGCCGCACCGGCGTTACGGGCCATCACCAGGACAGAGCCGACGTCCTTGATGTTCACCTTCCACCTTCGACAGGGACGCTTCCTCATAGTTGGATCCATCCGCTTGTTACGGTCGGTTCGATGCGTCGGTCGGACCGATCATCTGCACGCCGTTGACGACTTGGCGGGTCGGGCTGGCCACTTCGCGGGCGCGCTTCACGGCCAGGTGTTCGTTGAAGATTTCCATGAGCGGCCCTTCGTAGGCCTCGCCCATCTTCAAGAACTTCGCGAGCCACGCCTTCAGCACCTTGAAAATCGCTTCGCGCGTCGACTCCTCGTCGGTCAACACGCGGTGCAACGGCCGCAGGACACGAAAGACGCCCTTGCGATTGCCCTGGCTCAGTTCCTCGAACAGGCCTTGGAAAATCGGGATATCCCACTTCTGCAAGCGGTTGCCGATCTCGTTCGCTTGGCGCTGATGCTCGGGGTTATGGTTGCGTCCGCCGCGGCTGAACGCGTACACCACAGCCACGCCGATCGCGGCGCCGATCAACAGTGAAATCAGGTCCATTTGAGAGGTCTCTTTGGTTTGGGGGGGAATGGAAGCGAAGCGAGGCGGAGACTACTCGTCGTCTTCGCCGATGCGATTTGCCAGAAAGCGACGGCCGGCAAGCAGCGAGACTGCGCCCGCAGCCAAGCCCAGCACGACATTGACGATCGAGCCCGCGGATCCGAGGTTGGACAGGAACGAGAAGGCACTCATCACGCCGCCGGCCGTGTTGGCGGCGTCCTTTATCGACGTCTCCTTCTCCTTGATCTTCGCTTCCAGTTCGCGAATTTTCGCGAGCAAGCCCGTGTCTTGCACGGGCATGGTTTGGTACTGATAGATCGGCGGTACCGGCGCCGGATTGGGAGTCGGCGCCGGCGCCGGCGGGCGCGCCGGAGTGTTAGCCACGTTGCAGCCACCCGAACCCATGCCAAACCAGTCGCTCGAGCCGTCCCAGTCGCGATTGGTGCCCCAAAGCCAAGGGCGAGCGACGTACGGCGGATCGTTCCAGAATCGTGGGAAGAGCGCCGGCCGTCCGACCTGTTTCGCATCCTCTTCCGGTGGGATTTCCACCGAACCGGCGGCGCGCTCGTCCTCGGCGCGCAGCGACGGGTCTTGGACGATCAGGTTTAAGTTGGCACGCAGCTGCTCGGGGGACTCGGCGGCGATCTCCATCCCCGCGCGGCGAATGCAGGCCCAGATGTCCTCGACTTTTTGCGGATCCGGCGCGGCGACGACGACGGCCGGGAACTGATTCAGGTGGTAACGGGCGTAACCTGGCGTGCGCGGATGGCTCGCGGTCAAGATGTGGAAACGCGATCGAACCTGCGTCACATCGGCCAACTCAGGGCTTTGAAACGCCGTCACAACCTTGGTGGAGAGTGCGTCCGCTTGCCATTGGTCGTCCAGGAAGACGATCACCCACGGCAGGTTGGACATTTCAGGCGCGTTGGCCAACGGCACGGCCTGGCGTTTCATTTGTGCCAGCAGAGGGCAAGCCAGCAGCATCGCCAAGAGCAACGGGGAGACGACTCGAAACATGGCACGGGCTCCAATGGGTGAAACGGTCAAAAGGTCGGCGGCATGGGAAGGCCAAGCGGGACGATCGCGCGACCGCCTTGGCGGTACCATTCGCGCTGGAAGGCGGCGAGCGAGTACTTCTCGGGCCGGCTGATGTGGTTGTTGTCGAGCACCCACACGTGGCGATCGGGATGTGGCACCCAGGCGGCGCCGTTCCACACATACGGGGCGTCCATGCCCATGAACGTGCAGGCGTGCGAGGACTTGAACTCGATCGCCGCCATCAAGTTGTTGCGGTTTGCGTACTCGAGCACGTTCCAATCGCCGTTTGCGGTGTAGACGTAGTCGACGTCGAGATGATCGAGCGTGCGGCGGATGTCGCCGATGCTGGCTCCGCCTGCCCGGTGCTCGTGGATCCAATTGGCGAAGTGTTCGCCGTTGGCGATGTTCATCAGCGGCGAGCACGTCGAGGCGTAGTAACAACTCCCACTGCCCCAGTTTTCGTAGCGCTGCTCAAGCGGCAGGTCCGCTTCGACGATTTTGCAGAAAGGGCCGGGACAGTTAGGTGTTGGCGAAGGCGTCGGTACGGGGATGTAGCGCGGCTGCGCTTGCGCGCGCAATAGCTCCAACTCCAGCAAGAGGAGCTCGAGTTCGTCTTCTTCAACCTGCGGCGCAGCGGGGGGCTGCTCGACGCATCCGCTGAGCGACAACAGCAACAGAGTCGCGAGAATGAGTCGCATTACTTCGTCTCGGCAATGGGACGGAACGAGACAGAGCCTCGCTTGCGCGTCGGAACGCCGGCCACCCGCAGCCGCTCGAGGAAAGCCCGCGCGGCGTCGATCTTCGGCTTCTCGAGATCGGGAAGGGCGCCGCCCTTCTCCGCGAACGTCGCCGGCAGCGTGTCGAGGATCTTCTCCCGGCGCTTCGCCGGGAGCTGCTCCAGGAGGTACGCGGTCAGGTGGGCGCTGTCGGCTACGACATTCGTGGCGTTGCTGCCGTCATGGCCAACGGTCAGATCGCCGTTGACCGGGTCGAGCTCGACTTCGTATTTGCCGGCGACGGTGGCGACGATCGAGAATCGCACCGCGGAGATCGAGCCGCCCTTGAGCTCGTCGCGAAGCTGCTTCGCCTCCTTGTCGAAGAACTTCGCCAATGCGTGGCACACCAGCGATCGCAGCTGCCGATTCGACGGGCGACTCATTCGCGCCTCCATGCGCTTGTTAGGCCTTTTACCTAAAGGCCCAATCGGTAAAAACCGAGGGGCGCGCTGCCCTGCGCTCGAGCCGGCGTCTTGCCGGTCCCCTCGGAGTATCAACAGATCGGA